AAAAAGTATACAAAGTGAATCTTCATGCGACAGGTGGAAAATGGCTTTATATGATGTGTAATGAGGGACTAGAAGAGGCAAAACGAGGCGGTGAACGATATAATACACTTTAAAACCCCCTGGGCTTTTTCTTAGACCCACGGGCATTTCAAACCGGCACTAAAATTTGACAGCAAAAAAAAATTGACGGCTCGGCTGACACAAACCCGATCCAGCACGACGCACAATTCTAATCCACAATACATTCCGTTCTTTCAGACAGTCTTTCCGAAATGCCGACAAAACCTGAACTTATTGCCCTGTTGAAGACAAGCGGGATTAAGGGGTATTCGGGGAAAAACAAAGCAGAATTAGAGGCTATGGTGAAAGCAATAGAAGCAAAGCCTGTTCTAACCCCAGTAGTAACTGTTGCTACAGGGGTTAGCATAAAGCCAAAAGAATATAAAAATGCATTAGTAGAAGAAATGTCGTCTCTTAGTCTGTATGGTCTCAATACTACTAATTGTTGTAGTAAAGATCAAAGTTCTGAAAAAGTTGCGAATGCTTTACTTCCTGTGTCATTTGGTATATATTCAGAAAATAATAAATATCCTATATTATTGTGTAATAATGATGAGGTTGACAATTTAGAAAAATGTTTTCCAGAGGGCATAACATTTGATACAGAAAAAGCACACATCCATTCTAAATTTATCAATCCCCCTCCAAATGATGTATGTGCAACGCTCACTGGAACTTCTTCCTTTTATGAATCTAAAGTTGTTATGTTTAAAGGAAATAAAACAGAACTTATTCTTCGTCAAGATTGCTATGCGTTCAATTGTATCCAGCATATACTACTTAACAATCCATCTAAAAACTATACAACTTATAATAGTTTGGTTGATGATACAACAATTATTGAACGCCCTTACATGTGGATGCTTATCTGGAAAAAGATTGACGGGATTATTTACTTTGATTGCGTAGTATTTACAGATGTATCTGTAATTCGTATGATTAAGGAAGCGGATACACCACGTGCTAAAGAAGCACTTAAACTTATCAATAAATCATTATCAGAATTTGCAACAAAAGGCACAATGACATATAAAGAAAATAAAACCACTACTGTTGCACATCAAAAGGTATCATTATTCCCATTACGAGATATAAACGCATTAAAAACGCACACATTTGAGTTTCGTGTAAAATCTACAGATCTTATTCTAAAAGATGTTCGTTCCGATACAAGTCTATGGCAAGAAATAGAGAAGAGTAGATTGATTGATACAATCCGCACACAGGCTGAGGAGATTCTTCGTCTCAAGAAGTTATGTGGTGAGTAGCAATAATACCTGCTAATACTTCAGAGAATTTTGGTGGAACAGCATTTCCAATGATTATAGCATTATTTTTATTCGCAAATTTGAATGAAGAGGGAAATGTTTGAATTCTGGCAACCATATTCCAGTCAGGGGAAATTACAGATTCTCTTGTTTTTATTGTGTCGCCTTCATGAAATATATACGCAGGTGACATTTTGCGAAGACATCCACGAACAGTTGGATATAATTCATCAATTGAATATACTCCACGTCTACTATAATTGCGAGGATGTCTATAAATATGCTCTTTTCCATTTAGCCCGATATCAATTTTGGTATTTTTGATATAAGTGCGGATACTTTCAATTGGATTTTTGGCGTTGATTAATGGGGTATCAAATATTCCATCAGATCCATTTTTTTTCCCAATAATAACAAGTCGTTTCCGTTCTTGTGGGATACAGTAGTCAGGCATATAAATTACATTTATAGAAAGTCCATACGATGCGTTCTTGAGTTTCAATATGATTTTGTCGTAGACAGACTTACCAATTGTCCGGATAGTTGGAACATTCTCCATCACAAAGTACAAGGGCTTATATTTGCAAATAATATCTATATAAGTTTCTGTAAGATTTGCCCTATCTCCCAATGTTTTATCACCAGCAACACTGAAATCTTGGCATGGTGGTCCACCTATAATAACATCTGGTGAAAACCCCAAATTAAATTCAGGCTTCAATAACTCCTTGACATCAAGTTGTTGTGCCTTGGGAGTAAAGTTTAAGTTATATGTTTCAACTGCGTGTTTCATAGAGTCGTATGATTTCGTAACAGCAAATTCCGCCCTTTGGTGAAATCCATAATCAAGACCTCCACATCCACTAAATAAAGATAATACCTTTAATTTATCATGTGTATTGGTAATATCTGCTGGATATATAATTGTATTTGTTGGTTCAATCAGAGAGATTACATCGCCAATTGGTTCAGTCGTAGATAGTATAGTTACTGGGGGTGTAAGCAATAAGATGATATCAGACTTCTTTTTACCGCTATACCCCTTGACCCCCTTCTCTTTGCATAGGGAAATCAGTTCTTCACGTGTCTTCTTGAGGTAGTCCATTGTTGTTGATATTACGATTTGAGTTTTAGGTGCGTCAATTTTTGTGTCAATCACATTTGCCTTTGACAATGCTTCAATTACCTTTTTCTCCACAATCAACTCTATTGTATTATCCTTTTTACAAGGACGCTTGCGAGTAAGATGGGCTTCCAGATGTCCTTTTTGTGTGAAGATCTTCTCGCAGGTTTCGCAACTGTAATTCACCATTTGGTTTATATTATATACGCACAAAATCTTTAAGCCGATTCACCAAGTTTAACTTTTTGGTTTGATGCCCGGGAGATTGTTGCCATAGAGGTTCAAATTTTATAAATCCTAATAGGACGTTTCCTGGTTTTCCTATCTTTCTTCAACAATTCCGCACGAAATGCGTGTAGGAAGTTCTGCGTGTCTTTGATGCTGGTATTACCTTTCCTGTGGCTTCATACAGCCTTAACCAATCCTGTAAAGACTGACGCTTACAATCAAAAACCTCACAGGTTTCTACCTGATTGCCTGTCCGTAAGGCATACTTCACAGCAGAGAGTTTATAATCTTCGGTGTGATGTTTTCCCATTCTCCTTACTAAATATGCCGGTTTGAAATGCCCGTGGGTCTAAAAAGCCCTAAAAAGCCCCCTAATATCCAATCTTCTTCTGATTTAAATCCACTCCATCGGTAATGACCATCTGTTTCATGCGATCATGATATTGCTGGTTTTTCATATGCATTTCGGCACGACGACGTTCTCGCATGTCATCGGCCTGCGCCTGCCGCTGTTCAAAGTCACGAATGCTATGAAGTTCGGATTGATTAAATTGTTCAGGAGCCTTTTCACGGGATGCGCGATATTGTTCAAAAGTTCGATCGTGAACGGCCACATTGGCAACTTTATCGGAAATGGTGGATTCAGAGGTATAGGCACCACGTAGGTCGGTAAATTGAAAGCGTGAATTGGGAGCGGCAGTATAACTGTCAGGGCGATCGCCGACTAGATCCACTCCGCTAGTAGGATTCAGTGTGAGCGCCATTTGTCCAGGGTGAACCATAAGGGCACTGGATGGTTTGCCTTTTGCTCGTGATTCATCTTCAAACATGCGATTGAATACATCACGATTGAATTCACCCTTGAATTTTTGCCCACCACCTTGAGAATCGGCAGATTTGAGCCAATCGCCATATCCATCGGAATCCGGATCAGGCATATGGGTTTGTTCAAACAACTTATTGAAGGCATTCATGTCGAGATTCTTGGCATTGAGACGGACGGGTTCGCCGCCATACTCCCATTTCTTCGCTTCGGCTTCACGGCTTTGCTGTGCATGTGACATATGTGCGGCATCTACTCGAGTGCCCGTATCACGCTTCCCACCTTTCATGAACTTCAGGATTTCAGACAAGTAGGCGTAGGCACGAGTAACGGCTTCAAAATATTCCTCCGATCCGCCCTTATCTGGATGTGAACGAAGCGCCATTTTCTTGTAGGCCGTTTTGAGCGATTCTTCGGTAAGGGCAACTTCTTCTTGGATGTTCAAGACTTCAAGACAGGAGGCGAAGTAAGAAATGGCTTTTTGTTTGGGGGTTTCGGTAATGACTTTCCAGCTGGGTTCATTGGTTTGATGAACGGTGAGTTGAGAACCTTGCGCATAGGAACGTACGGGTTGCTGATAGGTGGATGCGTTAGGGGCATTGAGCATGGAAGGATGGGTGGCACCGATTCCTGCGAAATTGGGCTGTACACTACGAGGAAGAGCGGGAGCTTGCTGCGATTGCTGTGCTTGCTGCGCTTCTCCCGGAAGTAAAGGCGGTTGGCCGCCGGATTGAATGGTGGAAAGGTAATGAAGAAGATAACTATAAATCCCACAACGTTTGGCAGAGTTAACATATTCCATGGAAGTCATACAGGTTTGAATGATTTGTATGCGTTTAGAGGGGTCTTTGATTTGAATCATGTTGGAATACATGCGGACATGTACAGGATCGACCGCGGATTGGTTGTTCCCCATCTATCTTGCTCCCCATATTCTGGTTTCTTATTTGTTACGCAAAAAATAGAGATGTCTTCTCAAAATAAACTGCGGCCTTCCAATCGTACACTTCCAGGTCATGGAAGAAAAACACAAAAAAACAGAAATAATGAACGTTCTGGACTACATAAAAGGGAGATGTCCCTTGATCCTCGTATTCAACGACGTATTCTTGAACAAATTAGTCATCCAAATGAAGCGGCTGCCATACGAGCAAATATGACTAATCAACAACAATCTTCTGCGCGTGTTGCCATGTTACGACAACAATCTCCACCAATACATGTTGTACGTGGTCGTAACATTAGAAGCAGAGAAGCCTATATTCGAAAAATGGCAGAACAAGTAAAGAATAAAGATAGACGGATAGAAGAAGAACGTATAAAAAGGAAAGAACAGAGTATAAACGAGCAAATCGAATGGCAAAAATACATAACAAATAAAGCAGAAGCGAATCGACAAAGAAGAGCAACAAGGAATCGTAAAAATAAATCATTTTTTTCGTGTTTTGGATGTGGAAATCAAAATAAGTAGAAAAAGTTGTTATATAATAGATGTTCAAGATTGTCGCACTTGGATATGCCACGTGTATGGCATTGATTGACGTAATTGTTCTGGGATGGATGAAAGAGTATACGTTGGGCGATTTATCTTCATTTTATGTCCCTATCGGCATGTTTTTATATAGTTTACAACCATTTATCTTCTTGAAGTCTTTACATCATGAAACCATGACAGTGATGAATATTCTATGGGATTTGATCAGTGATGTACTGGTTACCGGTACAGGATTGCTGTATTTTAAGGAAAAACTATCATCAATCAAACAACTTGCGTTAGCACTCGCATTTATTTCGATTGTCTTATTTTCATATGATGATTGGTCATCTGAAACATTTTCTAATAAGAAGTAGAGATGTCTACTAAAACCGTTCCTGGAGCGAGAGCTCGATCAAAATCTCCTAAAAAAGGGATACTAGGAACATTGAAAAGTGCCTATACAACCGTACAACAAATTATCAGAAATAAGAAAGCACATACGTACAATGAAGAGCAAAAGAAGTTTCAAGAAAAAAGACTAAAAGAGGAAGGAAATGAGCTAGAGCGGAAGACAGGAAGTCGTACATTCGCATGGGTGGGTGGTAAAACTCGTAGGCGCAAACGATTTTCTAGAAGAAAGTAGACACCTGTTGCCCCTGTTTTATTGAAAAATTGAAGTCATTCTTCATCCCATGTACAGATCAACCATGATCCTCGCTTATCGATACATTCCATATGTTCATCTTACTACCAAAACCCCACAGCTTCCATTGGTTACCTTTGCGGATACCATAAATATTAAAGATCTTTCCAAAACATCCATGAATGTGATTGAACCCCTTTGGAATAAAAATTTATGTATTACGATCGCATTGGACCATGAGGAAATGGAAGTCTATTACTTTCTTCTTCCCGATAATGTATATTATCCGAATACACCTCGGTATCGACGCCTTCAACTAGAAATTATGGAAGCTCCTCTTGATGAACACTGTGATTATTATGCGAAAGCAATCATTCGGCAATTTCTTGTGCGATTGAATCGCAGGCTTCGCACCCGTCGTTATATTGAGTTGGTTCAAAAAGAGATCCCGTTTCCTCCTACGGAACTTGCGTACCATCATCAATTCATAGAAAAGCTTCGTATTGATTTGTTAACATCAGATGAATACGAAACATTTATTCTACGAGAACTTCTTCGCGAATCGCAACAAATCATCCAAGCAGAGAAAGACTATCGCCCCGATGGAACAGGTTATCTCGAAGTAAAAGAAGATTTTGAAGATCTCGTCTTTCTTACTACACCCCTTACTACGAAACGATCCGTTTCAGCTCGTGGATGCTGGGAAGAGGAATCATAGACTCACATTCCCAAAAGAAGCGCTTTCCCATGGATTCAAACGAGTAGACAGTGGGATAAAACTGAGGAGCCAATGAGGGAAACTTACGCTCTTTACACGGCGGAATCAACGACCAGCTTTCAAGAGGAAGCACAAGTGCCAGCTGTTCGACAGGAAGAATGTCTTGCGCACGAACCAATACGGTTTCAGGAAAAGAAGGAAGAGGAGCTTCACGCAATGATTCCCATAGAGGCGGAAGAGAAAACGGATAATACCAATTAAAACAGACTTGATTCATTCTACCGGTATAATATGCCCAAATCCACTGAATCCCATACAAATATTGCTCTACCGAACGTGAATATCCCGAAAACAGTCCCTTATATTTTTCTTTCCAGTTGGAGGCCAAGCCACGTCGTTGAGTATCCAATAACACTTCTTCTTCTACATGATGGAGCGGCCAGTTGTTTTCCCCGAGTCCAGTCTGTTCGGCTCCACGCGCGAACATTTGCTTTTTTCCGATGCTTCGTTGAATGCGTTTTTCTTCGCTTCCCGATAACTTCTGAAACAGACCTTGAAGACCCTCAATCGAAATCTCTTGCGTATTAGGATAAACGAGAGGAATGTGCTTGGCGTGCATCTCATTGAGAATGGTAAGAAGTTCGCTGTGACCATCATCGCGCATCTTCAGACCAAGGGAGGATGGGAGAAAATCGTTTCCGAGAATGGACATCGCAAATCCATAATCGAGAAGAAACGAACGTTTATCATGGGCATGGGTGGTAAGCCAGTCACGTAAGGAATCGATGGAAAACCATTCCATTTGTTCTTCGCCATTCGAATCATACGCAATCTTGCCCATTTCAATTTCTTCGCGAAAAAGCCATACGGGTTGCTGAAGAGTAAGTTGGCCGAGAAGAGACAAGACAATCAAGTCAGCATCCAGACCATAGATCGCAACGGGACCGGTGAACGTACCCGCCCGCCAGGCCGCAGTGATTTTATGTTCTCCTTCACCTGGTTCATCGCTGGAACTCAATCTCCATGTACTCTTTCCCTGAATCATGTTCTCCAGGCCGGCGTGAAGTTTCTTCATAAAGAGCGTTCCAGGCGTAATCGCATTGGTGTCCCATTTGACTTCGCCTTTCTTTTCTTTTTCGTTTATCCAAACAGATTTGAAACGGCGCAAGCGCTGTTGACGCATTTTGGCCATGGGAACTACCCCATCAATGGCCAGTAGAACACCGATTTTGGGATCAACTTGACGAACGACTTTCAGACAATATCGCACGATACATTGAATGAATTGGGTTTCCCATTCGTCTTTTTGATGATCTCCAGGATACACAGGAGTATCCGCACGATGAAGACAATGATAAATCAAACAATTAAAGTCCATAAACAACCAGTCAATGTTCCCATCAGGATGACTTCGTTTAATGAGACTGGGAAGAATGGTTACTAATTTTTTATAATAAGATGGGATACCCATATTATGATAACTATCACGACGATTCTTTATGTTATACGGAAATAGAGATGGCATCGAAATCAAATGCCGCAACAAGCGCAACAAGCGCAGCAAGCGGTTCCTCCATTGATTGGATCCCAAAAATAAAAGAGTTGATTGGTGGTACGGTTGTGGGAACGATTGCGGAAATGTATAACCTCATGCCCGATTCCGTGTTATTTGGTTCGCTTGTCTTATATTTTTTGACCCAGAATATTGCGTATGGTATCTTTTCCGCATTTATCATTGAATTGACAATAAGTCACCGCTTGATTGCGTGGCTCGTTTCACAGACAGTTGGGTCTCCGGATACGCCGAAGCCAATTGCGTGCCGAGCAGGGTACAAAACCCCTCAAATGGACGTCAGTCGTATGTTTAATCATGACCCATATCCTTCCTATGGTATCTTTTCTATGGTATCCATGGCAACCTATCTTGGGTTTGCGACGAATGAGTTTTCAGCTGTTCTGACCTCGATGGGAGAGAATTGGAAGACGCGTAGTACGTTGGCCTATACCTTTATGGGACTGATTGTTATTACGTTTATTCTGGCTCGTATCTTCTTGTCAGGATGTGATGATACGTTGGGAGAAATCATTATGGCGACGGGTCTCGCAGTTATTATAGGATACCTCTTTTTTTACCTGAATAAAATGATATTTGGCCAAGAATCGATGAACTTTCTGGGTCTTCCTGTATTGTCCTCAAAAGGAGAAGATTGTAATGGAAATCCGACCAATATCTATGTATGTGCCTCCGTCTAATAAAATAAGATGTAAATAGAATGGATTCATTGAGAGGGATTATATCAGACCTTCATGTTTTCCTGTACGGTGGCATGCGAACCTTACCAATCACCCTCGCAGGAGCCACGGTGATTTTGGGCCTTTTTACAGCCAATTATGCGATGATGTTTTTTTTAGCAGGTTTCATAATTGTAACCCCGATTGCGGCTGGAATTCTAAATAAAATCGCAGATTTTTTGGTGGCCATGTTTGACTTGGATTTTTTAAAATCAAAAACGGCAGACATCTGTAAAGTTGTGATTCCATATTCCACCATGGCCAATCCTTCTAAAGTGGAGGATACTGCGTTGTTGTGTACCACTTCTTAT